TATTTCACCACCATTTTTGTAAAGAATATTGTTATTAGATAGCTGATTTAAACTTAACACATTCGTTTGTGAATGCTACGTTTACACCAACTTTGAAACTAACTTTTGTTCTAATCTCATCGTTATCCATTGAATAGAATACACGGTAGTTTTGCTCTTCGTTTTCTAAATCAACAGCCAAAACCATATTTGAAAGGCTAATCGCGTAAGCGTCGCCCGTTCCGTTCAATCCGTTTACAGGTACAACCTCGATATTAGTTCCTGGCAATATAAACGATTGTGCGTTTACATCTTGTGGATTGTAAGAGAATAAATTAAGCGCTCTATAAGCCAAGATTAACAAACGATACCAATCGTAACCACAGAATATTTTAACATCGCCTTTCGCCATAACTTCAGCTGGAATTGCTTTGTAAATTCCTTCGGTTGCAGCTACAACGTTTGTTGCAGTTACTGTTGAAATTGGCGAGCCACTAACTCCAGTATAACCTGAAACGTTTGCATCAACAGGACTTCCAGCGTCAATTTGCTTAATCAATCCATCAAACTTATTTAAATTTGCACCGCCCGATCCTGTGATATCGCCTTGCCAAATTGATGTCTCAATTTGAGCGGCTATACGTGCGTTTTTCTTTGCTAAATACGCCTCTAAAAATTGAGCGTTTCCAAAATCTTCATAAGTGCTACCAGCTTTTAATGCCTCTTGAGTAAAGTAAGCCTCAAAGTTTTTTGGGCAAATTGTTTCACTTACTTGAATTTTTCCAACCGTTACTGTTCTTTGAGTGAACGATGTTGTTCCGCTTGGAGAATATCCGCATCCGTCCGCTTGAAAAACAGCGTCCGTATCCATTAAAGGAATTGCAACGCTTGATTTTGCCTTTGGTATAACTATACCGCCGTCCATAATTAATTGTTGCGTTTTTGCGCCGATAACCGCGCTCGTTAATAGTGGCTCAACAAGTTGTTTTGTATATGCTGATAATGTGCCTAATGATAATGCCATTTTATTTTAATTTAAATTTTTATGAAAATAATATTGAGTAATCCTTCTTTTTTGTTTCTGTAAAATTATTTTTAACCGCTACGTCTGGAGTTCCTGTTGGAGTTTCTGCAAGCGTTTTAGTTAGATTCATTAAGCCCTCGATTAATTGAGTAGCCTTATTTAATTTGCTTTCGTATTCAGCAAACTTTGTTTCGTAGTTAGCAAACTTTGTTTCGTATGTTGCAAACTTTTCGTTTGTTGCAGTTTCTAAACTTGAAAATTTAGCGCCCATATCTTCAACCTTTGGCATTTTCGCCTCGATTGGCATTTCTTCAACGTATGGCATAATTTCCATAATCGCGCCGTTTTCGCCTACTATGATAACCGTTCCGTCGCTTAATTTATGTTCGCCTACTGGAGCGGGTACGCCTTCAATAGTAACAATACCGCCAACTTCTAAAGCGGTAACTTCAACTACCGTTCCATCTTCAAGCGTTGCGCTAACCATTGCAACGGGAGTTTGTGTTGGTTGTGCTACTAATTCAGCAAATTGCTCTTTTAATTTTTGTAAAATTTCTGTTGCTTTCATATTTTATTATAGATTTAATCTTCAACAATTGAGTTTAAAAGTTCTGAAATCTTTTTTAAAGCGTTTTCTTCGGCGCTAATTGGCTCGACATAGTCAAACAAACCCTCGACGCTAAACCCTTTGTAATCGCCTTTTTTTATGCTTTGCCATACCTTTTCATTTTCTACATAAAAACTCCCAAACCATGAGCCATCGGCAACGCCTTCAAATCCTTTCATCGGCATAATGCCACGCTCCTTATCTACTAACCAACTTTCAAACATTGTAACGCCTTTTACTTTTTGCTCTGGATCGTGCATTAAATTAACGTGGTTATTAAAGTTTTTCTTTGCCCACTTTATTGCTATGCTTTTAATTGTTTCCGCTGAAAATTTAACGTAGTGTTCGCCAAACTTTTCGTTATTGCGGTAAATCAATTCGTCGGCTAACATTAACGCTCCAGATATTATACGTTTTTCCTCGTTAATAATTTGAAACGATAATTTTGTTTTGTCGATTTGTGCTAGTTTTCTAGATGCCCATTCAACCCCAGCATCTCCACCCCAAGCCAACCACATTAAACGTCCGCAACCATCCCCTAATTCTTTTTGCGAGTTTTGGCGTTGGCGTTCAAAAGATGACATTCGTGCGATAGTATCTCTACTAATCGGCTCGCCATTTGCTAATTGGTTCGCTCTTATTTTTCCGACTGCCGTTCCACAACTACCCCAACCGTTTTGCTCTGCCCATCTTAAAGCAATCTTTGCGTTTTCGCTCGCCTGTTTTGGGTAATCGGTATAAGATTCAAATTGCATAAATTTACTGCCAACCGTTCCCAATTCTTTTACAACATCGGCGTTATTATCATAATGCTTTGTAATTCCTAAATCTTTAATCTTTTGAACTTTTGCTTTGTTGCTACCGGTGGCGTAAACTCTACTTTTTGGGATGCCTAAACTTTCGGCAACGCCTAACATTCCATCGATATCATTTCGCGCTGAAATAATATAAACTATTTCGCCATCTGCAATTAAACGCTTTGCAAGTTCTTTGCCTCTATCCGTGCTCAAAGTATCGTCGTAGTCAATAGAAATTTTAACTCCAGCAAAATGTTGCTCCCACAAACTGTTACAAATTGCAACGGCTTGCTCACTTTCTTTGCCTTCATCAATTACATACTTAATACAACGTTGTAAAAAATCGCTTTCGTGTTCGCCTTTTGACGGCTCGATAAATTCATTTTTAAAGGCAACAAAATCTTTTTTAATTGCGGGCGCATCTACAAGTGCGATGTAGTCAACCATTGCTTCATCTTGTAAATTGTCGCTTATTTTTAACTCGTAAATTGGTAATGTCATAATTATTAATTTATACGTGATGCTCTATTTAATCTTTGTATTCGTTCCTGATTTCCGCTAACATCGGATTCTACAACATAGGCGCGAGCCGTTGCCGATGCTAATTGATTTATTTGCCCTGCATTAATTGATTGCGTTTCTAATTGTGGCGGTAATGGTGGGGCAACCGTTCCCCCGCCTAATGATGGAGCGCCACCACCCGACGCACCGCCACCACCACTTTTTGCATTTGCGCCTCTTATCGCTCTTATCCCTTTTACAACCGATGAAATAGCCGATGCTATTGATAAACCAGCACTAATTGTATTTATTGCAACAAATGGTTGCCCACCCGTCAAAGGCGATGCAGCAATAGATTTAGCATTAGCAACTTGTGTATTTGCAACAATTTTTGCTATTGCCATTGCTTGTTCTACAATTAAAGATGCAATTGCGAAACCTTTTCCCGCCTCAGTATTTTTACCAACTAATTCGGATAGTATATTTAACGAACTGCCTATGCTTTCAAACGCTGATATTTTAGCGTCGCGTTCCGCTTGTGCGATTGCTATTCTTTTATCTGATTCCTCTTTTTCCCTTGCTGTTTGTTGTTTTTCGGCTTCTAATTTCTTTTCATATTCTGCTTTTCTTATTTCATTATTTTTTGCAATTCTTTCTTCTTCTTTTTTCTGCGCATCATCAATTTGTTTTTGTGCTTCTTCATCGCGCTTTGCATTAATTTCGGCTAATTGAATATCGTATTGTTTACCTAATTCAATGCGCATTGCATTCTTTTGTTCTTCGCTTAATTTACTCGCATTTAATGCCTTTATATCATTTGTAAATTGCAAATTCAATAACGCTACTGCTTTTTTGTTTTCGTCTTTTATTGCATCAGTAAAATTCTTATCCTTTAAAGCTTGTAAATCTTTTTGATATTTATCTTGTGCCTCTAATTCTTTTGCTTTATTCTCATCGTCGGTTTCCTTTTTTTTATCGCTCGCCTGTTTGTCTATCGCTTGTATTTGTAATTGATAACCCGCCCTTTGATTTTTTAAATCAGCAATACTTTTTTCCGCTTCGGCTATTGCCTTATCTCCTTCTTCGGCAACTTTTTCAGGATTAAAAACCAAATTTGCTAACCCCTCTTTATAATCTTCTAATAAAGTAGACGTTTGACCTAATGCGCCCCTAACCCTATCAACTGCCATTAAAATAGTTGTAATTGGTACGCTTAAA